ATAACTAGTGAGTCCGGCGGCTTTTTGAGCATATTGAAATAGTCATAGAAATCAGCTCGTCTAGCGTATTCACCAGTAGTGACACTAATTAAGGTTTTGTTGTGTACCATATAGTCTCCATGACTTCAACTGGTCCAAGTAATTCATCAACGGCTTGTTTAACTCCGGGCCAACCTGGATGGTCATAATCATGCCCAGAAATTAAACCACCGTGAGCAAGTAACTCTAAAGCCTTGTTAATATCTTTCTTTACAGTTTCATATCTGTGGTCGCCATCAATGAAAACCATTTCCACGAAGTGAGGAAGTCTGAATTGATATGAAAACATCCTGCACGGAACTACGTGTCCGGTTTCAATGTGGTCTTTAAGATTGCGTAGGAATATGGGCATTACGTAAGTATCAATTGGCGTAGCTTCTTTTCCTTCAGTGAAATAAACGCCAGCCCAAGGGTCTACGGCCCAAATACCACCATGAGTATTATTATCTGCCAGTGCTCTCGTGGAACGTCCATGAAAGCAACCGAATTCTACGATACGTAAATGCTTATGAGCTTGATTAGCAAGCCACAGCAATTCTTCCTCACTCATCCATCCTCCGATAGATAAAGCTTTGGAGATATTTGCTGTGGCTTGCATATAATTAACTCGCTTTCGCTACACTCGCGTAGTACTTATTTTCCAGGGGATTCCAAATGAGGAATACTGGAAGGTTCGTAGTAGGAGTAGCTACGTTCTTGACGTTACCAGTTGTAGTAAACGCCGTTGGCGTAGTTGTAGTGAAAATAAATACAATCATGTGAGCACCACTCACAAATGGAGTGATGGTCGCAATAGCAACAGTACCAGAAATAAACGTAAGAAATGTACTTGGGGCAACAGCAGCCGCACTTGCAATCGTGGTCGGCTTCGGCTGCTGTCCGCTATTTACAGTCGATAGTTGCTGGAAATCAACGTCAGCCATTACACGACTCCATGCGGAATCCACTTCGCAGCGATGTTACTAAAAGCATAAGCATATAGTCTATTTGTAACCAATGCCTGTGATACTGCAACATTTCCAGCAGCGGAAATAGTTACACCAGCATCAGGTGTATATACAAAGATTAGAATACCATCTCTTCCCATATTCAATGGAGTAAGCATGGTATCAATCTGAGTAGTTCCAGTAATGCGAATTAAGTCAGCTTTCACCGTGATGGTAGCAGCAGAAGCTACTACCTCTTCACGGATTCTACTTGCTCCATATCCAGGAATCATCCACCAACCTCCACAGATTCCTAGCTGACTGTTAGCGTATACGTATTACCACTGACAGTAAGAGTCCATGTAGTAGCGGCAGATACATCAATTAAGATGGTAGTCTGCCCAGGACCATTATTGTATGTCAGTGTTAATACTTCATTTGCCGTATCTACTGAAAAGAATGATACATTGTTAAATACTTGTGTGGTAAGGGTGTTTCCTGGACCAACCTTACCAGTGATGGTTGCTGTTCCCGGCATGATTAGCTAATAGTCAGCGTCCAAGTACTTCCACTCTTGGTAGAAGTGACAGTAGAAGCTGCGGCTACGCTAATTGGAGGAACAATCGTTCCATCGTTCTTAACAATGGTAATCAGATTCTTGTTCATATCAATAAGTACGTTAGCTACATCAGTAAATACGGTTGCTGCAACAGTGAGTCCTGCTCCAGCAGTGCCGGTAACTGTAACTGTGCCAGCCATGATTAGTACCCAGAAGGAACTGAGAGTGTATCAATAAATGCACAACCAGCAGGGTTGTTAACAAATGTCTGCATCCCTACGACCATGTAGAAGATTTCAGCAGTTGCAACACCACCGCTAGCTCCGCGGATTTCAAAGATATTACGTCCATCAGTAGTATAGAATCCCAGAGGAAGGATTTCACCACGACCCCAAACAGAGTCAGTAACGAAATCAATTCTGGTTTTATCCCAGTTAAATGAGCACTTGACAGGAGCGCCTGCCAACTGCATTGAATCATTGAAATACATATTCAGCCCTTCTTCAGCAGGCTTCTTATTGATGACAGAGACTAGCTGACCAATCTCTTCATAAGAAGCTTTCTGAGCCGGATGCATCCAAGCATTCGGGCTGAAGTCATTATCAATACCAATACGATTACCAATCTTATTGATTGCCAACCTAGGAAGTGGCAAGGTCAAAGCAGCAGAAGCAGCATTCACCCTGTTTGCACGAATCTCAGGAGTTGTCGCTCTGCTGAATCCTAGCCATGTCCCTGTGCTAGCATTGGAGTGGTGATATGGAATACCATATAGACCAGGCAATGCAGTAGGAGTGGAGATACCATTGGTAACAATGAAGTCACCGCCGGTAACACCAGCAATCTGAGGAGTAATTGAGACGCTCTTATTCTCAACGTCCCAGTTAGTAATAACACCAGAGCCACGGTTGGTAGCTAAGGTTGAATCAAATACCTGCACTGTCTGACCAAAGCGCATAAGACGAGCGCCAAAGCCATCAGTGGTCAAAGCAATTACGTTTGAGCCACCGGCAGGTGTATCTGAAGTAACTGTACCAATAACACCAGTGCCAGCCTGCATCATCTGTGCATCTAGCTGTCTCCTGAGTTCATCAAGAGCAGTAGCTGTCAGACGACGGACACCATTGATGATACTCTTTCTATCATCATCAGTAGACCACTGGGCTAGCTTGGTATATTCAATATTCTCTGAAAGGAATACGCAAGTAAGTACTGCCTTATCAAAAGTGGGACCACCACCACGACCGAGGTCGCCACCATCAGGATTGAAATACTGAAATGAACCACCGGGGCGGAGTTCAAGAGGAACTCGCATCTGGCGATTCGAAATCTTCTCAACATCACGTTTCTTGATATTTGAGAAGAATTTGTCATCCCTCTCGAACACAGTTCGAATCTTAGGAATGACGCGCTCCAATTCGAGCGCAGATACCTGTTGTTCTACAACAGCCATGTTAATCCTCGCTATTTAGATAGTCGTAAGTGCTCATGCCCTTAGGAACTGTCTTAGTGCCGCTGTTGTTATTGCTGTTGGTCTTTCCACTAGCGAGGGTCGTGGATGACCTAGATTTGCCAACAGGTAGCGGTCCTCTTCTATCTCTATCTTTCCTATCACTATCAGTTCTGCGAATACCTTTTAATGCTTCACTACGAGCTTTCTTGATTAGTAACGGTAGAAGAGTCTTAGCCTTGGACAAATAGGCTTGTTTGATTGCGTCCATAGACTCTTTGCTGAAATCATTATCGAATGCTTTTTCCCAAAGCCTATCGTAAATTCCTTTGAATCTGGTATCGTTATTAATAGCTACATCTAAGCTGTCAAGAACATCTTTGGTAGCTTTGCCCTTGACATAATCAGTCATTACTTCATTTGGGTCGATATTCCCATCTACAGTCTTTCTGAGAATTCCATCAACCCTTGAACCTAGGTCAGAACGAGCAGCGTTATACTGCCGTTCAATGAGAGCTTTTTCCTTAGCCGATATTTCATCTTCCTTCTTTTTAGAATCGTCGCTTTGTGGTTCTTCACGCGACATATTCTGTGGATGAGTGAATTGAGTGGTGCCAAAAATATACTTATTAAGTGCAGCAGCAGCTTCACCCAATTGCTCATCATCGTTGGCCTTGGAATCTCTCACCATAGAAATGATTGTGTGCTTGATTACATTTCCAATTGTATGGAAATATGCCGCTTGGTCAACTTTGTGGAGCGTCGGCAAGTAATTATCAACGACTTTAGCAAATGCTTCTTTATCGTTAGTAAATACTTCTTGGAGTAATGATGCGGTAGAACCCTGATAGATTTCCTTTTCATATTTGTCTAAAATTTCAGCTTTGCCAACTGCTGTCTTAGCCTCTTCAATCGTTGGTAGTAATTTCGAATACGCCTGTTCGCGATAAATAGCTTTCTCAATTCCTGGAAATTTCTTGAAGAGTTCAGGAAAGGCGGCAAGAATTTCCTTCCTTCGAGGAATCTCAGCAAATTCTAATTTATCTTCGTCTGGCTCTTCTAAATCTTCTTCGAGCTGTTCTTCAAGCGAAAGTGGTTTTTCTTCTTCATCATCCTCAGGAGACTCATCTCCAGTAGGCTTTTCTTTGCTATCAGACTTAGCTCCTTCAGTCTTTCCTTTTGCATCCTTCTTATCAGATTCTCCCAATTCAAGAGATTCTTCGCCATCTTCTTCACCTAGCATTTCGATAACTGTTTCTTTATCTAATGCTCTATCTTCTATAGCTCCAGTGTTGCCGCCACCGGAATCAGGACTGAAGAAAAGATTATGCTTGAGTATTGACATTTGCATTCTCCGTTAGCGGTTGATTACTACCTTCAGGCTTCTCCGGTGAACCACCTTGAGCTTGAAGAGGAGCCTGAGCCATCATTTCTTCCATCATCTTTTGCTTAATAGCTTCAAGATGAGCCTTCATATGTAGCAATACGTTTTGGTATCCTGGAGGATTCTCCTGTTTCAGAAGTCTGCCAGCAGGACCAATCAAATACGTTCTGCAAGTGTCAGCTTCAATTTGATGATTATCCAAATCATAATCAATGTCTACAGATGGTAATGTTTGCGGCTGAGGATTCTGTCCTTGCTGCAATGCCATTACAATCTGTTCATCATCGGGTGGTATTTGAATAGGTTCTGAATTAATAAGTATACGAATCTCTTCAAGCTGCTTGTCTACATCATCTTGACCAGGAATTACAAAGTCATCAATGCCAATAGCCTCGGCAAGATTCTTCAGGTTTTCAGGAGATGTAAGAGCTTCAAGTATCTTTGGATTTTGAGCTTCCAGCAGCTTCATGTAAACGTCTTTACGCTGTGACCAAGTAATAGGCAGATTCTCATTGGACTCCAATTCGATTCTGCCAATCTTACCTTCCAGTTCACTCATTCGTACAAAGACGTTTAGAAAATCTCCTTGGTCAGTGACTTCAACTGACTTCTCATCGTCTACCATTTCTTCGATATACATTGGGATAACCTTGGCATAAATATCTTTCCACCAATAAGTAATCATTTTCCACTGATTCTGTAATCTTTGGAGAGCCTGTGCCCTACTCATTGAATATTCAGAAGCAGTCTTGCTACCTTCTATCTGCCCACCAAAAAGGGACGGCAAAGCGCCAGAAGCCATTTGACCCAACTGTTGAATCTGTTGGAAGAATGGTAGGACTTCTTGACTTAGTGTAGCCGTCCGTGTTTCAAAGAATCCATCTTGGACGCTTCTACCAGTTTTAGCAGTAGCCGGATACACGCCACCCGGCAATACCTCAGTCTGCCTGTATGCCTCAAAGTTAAGTACACCTGGGTCAGCAAACGTCTGAGATATTCCGTGTTCAATAGTCTGTAGTGCAAGACTAATGATATCACTGGTAATTTCCTGAACATTGACTAGCAGAGAACCCATTGGCCGCTTATGTATATAATCAGCCATTGGGTCTGCCATAATAGTCCAGCAATCATCTAATGCTTCATTACAAGCATCTGCATAAATATCATTGATAAGAACTAGCTTTGCTCCGTCTGGAAATTCCTTCTTAAGAAGTTTTGTATCTTCTTCTGACAATACTTCAAAAGCAGAAGGACGCAACCAGCAATTACGTACGGTAACATTATTAAGTGGATACTCACCCCTGTATTGCGGTGAGAGACGTGCCCATTGTTCATAAGGGTCATACATTCCACCAGCAGTAATACCTGACTTACCACTGGGACTCATGTCTTTCTTTAGGTCAGGATATCTATCGTAAACATTTGAATAATGTGTTTCATAGCAGAACATCAAATATGGAATATCTTCTTGCCGTCTTGCATAATTAGGTACTTTAACGTATAAGCCACCATAACATTCCATGCAGATGCGTGATTTGGGCTTGCTAGTGTAGCCAACTAATCTGGTTACTACTAGCTTTTGTTTCTGCAAACCTGGGTCAAGTAATGAAGCGCACTGTGGACAAATTGTCATTCCCTGATTTATAATTACATCATGCAATGCAACATCTGAATCGTCAGGTTGATATTCATCTCTCAGCCGCTCTGTGAATATTTCATCTGCCAACTGTGAATTACAGAATGGACAGACATAAGCTTCTTCCTCTTGGTCCTCATACTGAGGTTCATTGTAGGTGCCATATTCTTCATCCTCTTTAGGATATGAATAGCACGCTACCATTCCTTCAGTACAAAGAATATACAACGCATGGAGGAATAATAATGGGTCATTGTTATGACGCTTAATCAGGAGAGCAATCTTATCTCCTGCTTTAGCTGTTATTATGTCAGAAGGATTATCTGCGTCGTCTGGATAACACTTGATTCCGGGAACAGTAACCGATAACGCAGCAATAATGGATTCCAAGTAAGCACGAAAGATGTTGATTGGTTTGTCATAGAATTCTTGGTCTGTATCATTATTCATTATTTGCTCATCCCAGATTCTCCAGTCATGAGCAACTTCTGAATACCAAATGCGATTAAATCCTTCCCATAGAAGTTTGAGCCGCCGCCAGTCTCTTAACTGGCGTTCACGAACGGCTCTATCCTCTTGGTCAAAATGATTTGCTACGCACTTGAGCAAATCTTGAACTTTCTTACTTACTTCTTTCTTAGGCATTTACCTTACCGGAATGTCGTGGAATCCAAGCACCCTCAGAACATATAGAAGTAGAAGAACTACAACAATTACAATAATGACCTTCTTGAATATGTCTGGCATGGGTATGTAAGTTATAATCAACCACACCAGAAATCCAATAATGGCGAGGGTAAGGATTAGAGTAATCACTACATTCCTCGATAAGTATTCACCAACTGCCAGTATTCATGGTGCCTAGGAATATTTGATTCCATGCCGTTGTATTCAGCAAGAATTCCTGCAATCTTCTTAAGACAGGCATCTTTATCTCTTGCAGTATAAGTTACTTCTGGTTCCTGAACTACTTCAGGATTAACATATGGTTGAAATTGACCAGCCTGCAACCTTTCAGCGGCGGCCTGTGCTTCCTTAATATGTTCAGGGAGTTCAGGTTCTGCTGGTGTTACTTCTGCTGTCTCTGCTGGTTGTTCAGCAGGTGTCTCATTTGAATCCGGATAAACAATTGGGTCCATTACTTCTTCCCTGCCTTCTTCTTAACTACACTATCTGATGCGCCTACTGATTGGTATTCCTTTTTACCTTCACCAGCTTTGCGCTTCTCACTTAACATGATAGCAATAGCTTGTTTACGATTAGTTACCTTCTTGCCGCTCTTGCTGCCAGAGTGCAACTGACCGTGCTTATACTTATGCATTACTTCATCGTATGGCATATCACACGTCTATTTTCTTGCCGAAGATACCCTTCTTAGGTGGCATACCTTTACTATTGCCATGCTTTTTAGCTGGATGATGATGCTTCTTAGCCTCAGCTTGCATGGCTTTGGGATTGAATTTCGCTTCCAGTACTCCCTTCGATGGCTTCAGCATCTGCTACTCCAACTTCCTTTTCTAATCTAGCTATATCGGCAGCAATCTTGTCAGCTTGCTCTCGTTGTGCCATTATCTCTGCACGTTTTCTATCCTCAGCCTCTAACATTTGTCTCTGCACATTCCAAGGAATTGTTCTTCGTTTCAATTCCTGTGGCTGTACTACTATAGGAGCTGGCTCAACTCTAGGCTGAGTCAATGTTAGAAGCTGCTGTAATAATCTTTCTTTTTCATTATTAATAATACCTATTTGCATCTTTAAGACTTCACACGCCTCGCAGGGTTTTTCCTCTATTTTGAATAGCTTATATAGTATTTCTTTAATCATTCTATTCTCCCGACAACTACGCCCGGTGGTACATCTTCAGTTTTGAACCAATTGTCAGGTGGATACGTGCCGCCACGTCCAGGAACTCTATTAAGCATTAAGTTCTGTGAGAATGTCCAAGTAGTACAAAATGCGTTAAGAGCAGGAATACCAATTCCAGTTCCATCGCCCTTAACACCGTAATCGTTGTGATTACCTTTATTATTAAGATACTTGAAGTTCTCTACTTTGGGTCCATAGAGTGATACAAGAGTATAGCCATTCTCGAATGTATTATGGGTACACTCGTATACTCCACCGCCGCCAAATTGTAATGCTGTTCCTTTGCACTTAACCAAGTTGTTCTTGAACTGAATGTTGGTAGTTATGCCAGACGGATTATTCGGGTCATGACCCTGAATGTTAATTCCGTTCTCGCTATCTTCAAGGATGTTATTCTCGAATAACACGTCCTTGGTAACGGCCCAAGGATTACTGCCATCCTGATTAGCACTTTTAATTAGCCATCCGTATCCAGTCTGTCCATCTGTCCAGCAATGAGCAAAATGATTCTCACTCACTAGGACACGAATAGCCATCTTAAATTCAATTAGATTCTTGATGTTCTTCCCAGTTTTACCCCATGCCGTATTCTTTGAGAAATCATTCTTTGAAATAACAATATCAGATGGAATTCTATCTTCGCTAGGATTATCTGCTCCACCGAACATTATGTTCTCTGACGCAGCTTCAAGAAAGTTATTCTTGATTGCGTATGGGCCAGCACCATCCCATGCACAGAAGCACTGGGAATCCTGACCTAGCTTCCAGATGTTAGCAATGTAAGAATCTGTCAATGTGATATTCTTACCATTGCCTCTAATAGCTCTCTTCTGTCCGTTAGGCCCGCCGAATATGAGCAGCTTATCTAACAGGATTGTGTCAGCATCTTGTAGTACGATGATTTCACCCTCACCGTTAGAGCGAGCTTCAAATCCTAGTCCTTTGATTGTGACTAGTTTAGAATCAGTTCCATCAATAGTCTTATCTAGATATCCTGACGCTAATACTGGAACTGGATAATCAGCCGGTATTCTTCCATCAGGGCATTGCATTGCCTGAAGTGTAACTGGCTTAGTTAAATGTAATGTCCCAACTACGTATCGTGCGCTATTCTGGAATAAGAGTCTAGCTCCTGCACTTGCAGTATCTAGAATTGACTGTACGTTATCACCAGGATTTACAATAATATCGTCTGATGGAGGTGTCACTGGAGGAAGTAATGATTGTGCTTCCTCTATCTTAGCTGTAGCTTCGTCCAAACTTTTATGGATTTGAGCTAGCTTATCGTCATCAATGAATGGCATGGTATTAACTCAAACGTTTAAGCGTAATAAGCTGTGGTCCTGCTGAAGTACATCTAATGAATGGGCCAGCTAGCTGAGCTTGATTGTTGGTATCAAGAGTTACTGCTTTGCTAGCTCCAAATGCTACGTCAGTAGACTGCTGTAGTGTTGGAGTTCCTGTAACAAATGCTAATACTGGAGCTGCAGGTAATGCATAAATGGTGTTCTGGACCATTGAGAAGATTGGCCCAATTGGAATCTGTTCTGTTGCCATTAGACTAACATCCTTCTTCGTCTATGAAATAAGCGAGTCGGCTTATCTTTGTTTTCTTCTAGTTGGTGCATGTTACGGTAGAATGCTGTCCAATCTTTAGTAGCATTCAACTTAGCCACTAATTGCTCACGCTTTTGAATAACTTTGAATTCTGATTCAGCAGTTTCAATATAGTTTTCAGCAGCGTCAACAATATAGCGTAAACCATCTATTGGGTCATCACCTTCGAACTGGGCAATGTCCTCAACTTTCTTCTTATCATAAGAGCACGCTTTAATGGCTTCAATGAGAACTCGACAGGTATCAAATATTTGTAGCTTAGGTAAATTAGTTTCCGGCTCTTCTTCATCAAATGACTTAAGATAGCTATGATACTCTTTCATTCCTCTGTTCCGAAGAATCCACATTGCAGTCTCTTCAGAATAGACATTTGTCTTTTGCTTAAGGAATTGATGCTTGGGCTTCCATCTTAAGTACTCATGTATTAACTGCTTGCCGGCGATACGAGAACCAGCTGTATTAGCAGTTAACTCAATTTCTCTTCCAAGTGCATTACTTATTTGCTCTTGGATTGTGTGCTCTTGTCCGAGGTCTTTACCAGCAGACCTACAAAACTTAATAAGTCTTGGGTTTTCGTTGTCAATATGTTCTTTAACGAATGGTGCCCATTCCTCGATTTTAGTTTTCGTCCAGAACATTTCACGATAAATATATGTCCTTCCTTGTGGTGATATTGCAGCGAATCCAATCCAAGTCATCGCCGCAAATCCCCAGTCGCCAATGACTATTCTCGGCCAATAGTCTGGGATTTGAAATTCTGGAATTACATGCAGTGCGTTATTTGGTTCATCTGGATATAATCTTTCTCTGAACTCATCGAACACCGCACCAGCATAAGCGTTCCAATCTCCATAAAGCTTTGCCTTCTTTTCTGCTTCAGGGAGAGCCTCAAGTGATTTCCGGTAAGCCGGGTCAATGTGAGGATTGTCGGCAAGTGTTGCATGGATATATATCCTAAGGTTATCTCCTCGTCCTCTAATGACCTTTCCGTAAGGAACAGGGTCAACGAATCTTTTACGAACCCAAGTGTGGCCGATTCCGCCGGGCATTCCTGCTGCACGAATGATAGCAGGTAACGTCTTATCTGACGTTCTAACTCTGGTGAATCCGATGTAAAGATAGATGAATTCAGTTTCACTAGTCAACTCATCAGGAGTAAATAAATTAATTTCCATTGAGTCATATTTATGTACATCATCTTCATTCTCGCATTGTCCTAGGAATATCATAGCGCCGCTTGGAAATGTCCAAGCCATGTCGCCTTTATTTAATGTAGCTCCAAACTTACTGTATATCTGCTTGCTTCGAGGTATTACCTCGTTTCTAAGCTCAGGAAAGGTCCGCCGCAAAAAGACTTGTTTGAATGCTGGATTCTTATGCCAACCATGACAAATCCCGTATAGTAATAGAACATCAGTTTTAGCAGAACCAGCTCCTCCTCCATACATTCCCTCTCTAATATCTAGAGGAAGCTTTAGAAACTCTTCCTGCTTAGGAGTGGGTCTCCACTCTTTAGCATTAAATGCCATTATTGAAAATTAGAATTAACTGGAATGTAATAGAACTTTAGCAAACGAGATGTAACATCACCGTCTGTCGTTGCAGCCTGAGCATTTAGCTTAAGTATAAGAGGCAGAGTGAAGTCCACAGTAAGTGTAGCGTTATCAGTAACAATTGAAGTAGCTGTAGCAAGTGTGGTGCAGAGTCCGGCAGTTTGGATAGCAGTAGCACTGATACGATAAATCCATGCTTGCATGAATCTAGTGCCAGCATTATCTGTCGCTGTCCTACCAGCGATAACGGTATCACCGGCTGGAACAGCCAATTTAAGTGTTGTAGTCTTTGAGTTAGCATTTGCCGCAAGCACAGCATTACCAAGTACGACTACTGTATCACCAATGTCCCTAAAGATTCTAGCTGGTAGAGTAAGCTGAAGGAGAGTCATGTCTCCGCCAGCGATGGTAGATGGCACCTGATTAATAAGTGCCGTTCTGTACATCTGAGCATCTTGAGGAAATGGCATGTTACCTTCTTGGTGCTGGACCAGTAGGTGTAGTAACTGGTCCCATCATTCTCTGCTGTATTGCAGGAGATGGTGCTACTGACTTTGGTCCCTCATAAGGTAAATTAATATCTCCGGCTGGTTGTGTCCACTGACCGGGATTAGTAAATGAAGGATATGCACTAGGCATCCTACCCATTCTAGCTTGCCGTTGTCTTTCAGCTTGGAACGCTTCCATTTCATCAGGACGTTGCCCGTATGGTAATGGAATAGGATTGCCTTGAAGAAGATTTCTAAGGAATTCTCCTGTAGGACCATAGCCACGCTGAGCTTGCTGGTTAATATGTGTCTGCTCATGCGTGAGAGTATCAGCTACTTCCTCTGGAGTATGTCCTGCCATACTCTGTGTATTCATATAAATTCTATCACCACCCAATCCAGCATAAGCATTATTACCAGAACTAAGTAATCTAGAAAAGAAACCATATGGCTGTACAGGAGCCATGCCTGGCATTTCTTTTCTAGCTATATCAATACCTTGCTGTTGGGTTGGACTAAATGATTCATCACCAAACATTCTTTGCAAGAATGATTGAGATGGTGCTGAACTAGGAACTGTAGGAGCTGGAGCTACTGATGCTTTTGGAATGTTTCCTAAAGACTTAGCAGTTCCTGAGGTAGCAAACTGCTGAAGCTTCTTAATTGCATCAGCGCCGGCTTGTGCGTTTCCTTGAGGCATGATTCTACTCAGCTACATCTATGACTTCGTATCTATCAATGGTTTGTATCTGAGGAGCGTATATGACAATCTTGGCTTGCTCATTGTCATCTCTTGGCTTGCTATCATGCTGATTAATTACCTTAGCCATTTCAGCCGCTATCTGTGCTAGCTTCTCTGGCTTCTGTACTTCAGGTATACGCTTGTGCAATTCATCCATTGCAGCATTAAGAATACCTGATGCTTTACTACGTGTGCCTGCATCACGCACTTTATCATCTAGATTAGGAATAATATCAGCTGACTTAGGAGGAAGAACAGGAATCTCTACTGGTGCGTGATTGGAGCTGGGAAGGATAGTGGCTTTATTGAGAGAGGTTCTCAAACGATTGAGAAGATTAAGAGGAGATTCCATTCTTTCTTGTATTTCTTCATCAGATAGAAGCATGTTATTAGCTCCAATCAGAATTACTACACTTCGGGTGGATGAGCCATGATAGCACGGAACGAGGCTCAAGTCAAGAGCCAAAACGACCATAAATGCACCTATTATCGTCGAAGGCGGGTGAAGATTTCATTTTTTGAATGATTCGAAATTTGTATTTTTTTCTGGGTAGCTAGTATCTAACTTGTATTTTACTTGTATTTTGCTTTGATTTCATATTAGCTACCAACATGTATCTGGCATGTATCTGGCACGTGTG